GCCTTTTTACCTGAGAAGAAACTCAGGTTGTCATCCTGCGGGAAGTCAATGGTGAATACCAGGTTGCCCAGATTGTCGCTATAGAGATTACCGTCGGTATCGTCACTGACCACCTGCTGAGCTGTACGCTGGAAGTTGGGCAGTGTGGTAAAGTATCCGCTGATGCCGGCTATGCTCCAGCGTCCACCAAACACATAGGTCTGTGCGGTTCTGGCACGTACATAGTCTGGACTCAGACGTCCACGAGCATTGACCAGGTACAGGGTGTTCTGATCCTGGTACATGGCCACACCACTGCCGCGGTTGCGTCCGCTTTCCTGATAGTAGATGCTGACACCAGTTTCAAAGGCCTTGCGGAAGGCATCGCCGTATTTGGCACTGGGCAGGAACTGATCATAGTCCTTGGGACGCTTGGTGATGCGGTTAAACACATAGCGCTTGCCCTTGATTTTCACACCGCCGCGTTTCACACGTTTCTGTTCGGTAAAGCTGTAGGCCAGGCTACGCCAACGTGCCCAGTCTTTTTTACCATTGGGTCGGGCGTAATAGAAACGCAGGACGTCAATGCTGTTCATGCTGAATCTAACCGCACCAGTAACATAGCGACGAATATCAACACCATCGATAAACGGATAGAATTTGGTGTTGGGTTTCAGACCCGTTACCACGACTGACAAAGTATTGGGTCGGCAGTATGGTATCAGAGTTTTGTCTATGTCGGTAATGGTGGTTCGTTTAGTGGTAGTTGTGGTAATGGCATAACGCGAACCATAGAGTTTCTGCCCTAGTTCCTTGGCCTCTTTGAGACGTTCAGCATTCTTGGGATCGTTGACATTGATCTTAATGGTGCTGACATCCTCATAGATGTCTTTGCTGGGGAACACCTTCATGCTACCAATGAAGCTAATGGCAATATATGGTGCCACGGCAATGCTGGTAGTGGCTATAAGCTGACGCAGCAACACGCTGGTGGTATAGGGCAGTGTCAGCAGATCTCCAGTGACCTGATAATTTTGAATTCTACGTGCTGCGTCTATGGGTGCCAGTTCACCGCTGCCTTCGTTGCCCGCTGGACTGTAGCTGGTAAAGTTGATCTTTTCAACCAAGGGCAGTCCATAGGCACTGATGTGTGCCTGCATGGTTTCTGCATTGGGATCAATGGTAAAACGGTTCTCATTGGTGTTGGGATCGGCGTTGGTCTGATCGGTAAATGGATCTACAAAGAATCCGGTCTTGTAGCGTTCCAGAGTACTGTCTTTGTTGTCACGAATCTGCAGACTCTTGGTGGCTACTTCCAGAAGATTCAGGGTAACCACTTCTTCGAGATTTTCAATGCGTCGTTCCAGACGGCCTATGTCTTTCATGGTATAACGCTGATGTTCCTTGGCTCGGAAGGTCACATCGGGCCAATCTGACGAATCAGTATAGCTGGCCAGGGCAATGTCAAATAATTCCAGACTATCACTGTTTACAGCCTGCTGTGGATCCGCAGGATTTACTGCGGGTATTGAGCTAACATTGAAGATGGCACCATTGCTGTCCATGATGACCTTGTCTTTGCGTGCCAGATAACGACTGGTCTGTGCAGTAAAGGTGCTGCCATAGCGCAGTATGTTGACATTGGTCAGTGTGCTGGTGGTACCAAACAATGGACGGAAGTCCAGGTAATCACGCAGTTTCAATCCGTTGTATTCGGGTATGTCCTCGTAGGGCACCTGAGCATTGTTGTAGCCATTGAAGGTAAAAAAGTCTCCGGTGCTCTGATCAAAGTAATCATAGTAGATCTTGAGACTGCCCTGTGGTTGTGGACTGTTCTGACTGCGGATCAGCGCGCCATAGTCATAGAAGGCATCGCGTTGACCGTCGTCCAGAATATAGTTGGCTGTAATGTCCAGAGCCGTGGTAGCCACAGCTGTAGTCCAGCTGCTGACAAAGGTAGTGGCCATCAACACTTTGTTGATGCGTAGTATGTCGGCATGCGGCAATACTATGCGATCCAGCTGAGCAGTACTGCTGTTTAGTATTTCATGAGTCTGATCATAGATCAGAGTCTTAGTTTTAACACCTCCCAGTGTGCCAGTATTGGCTATGCGATCCACAGTATAGATTACACGAACATTGCCGCTCACACTGGTGGTTAGGTTGATTACAATGTTGCCTGCGCTGGTGACAATGTCACGTATGCTGAGCTGACTGGTAATGGCTGTGGTGTCGGCTACAGTTACTAGATAGTCCAGTGGGGCGTTGCTCCAGGCTACTTCTTGTGGATTGCTCGCAGTATTGAGCGACAAAGTCAGCACACTGGTGGCACTGGCCAGAGCCAGAGTGTCGGTCTTGTAGACGCGATAGGTATTGTCGGTTATAGTGGCCGGCGTATCGTCAATCTTGAACAGGAAAGTGGCATCGTTGGTATCATAGACCTTGTTGCCAATCAGGAATGCAGGATAACTGGTATCACTGGTGATGACCTGACGATCCAGACAAATACCATAGAGACTTATGTTGTCCAGACGTCGTGTGACAAATAACTTGTTGCCGCCAATTTCTACCAGATCATTTTCATAGAGCTGTTCGCTTAGCAGTCTGGCATCACTGCCCTGAGCTACAATTTTCACTGCCTGATGAGGCAGCGGATCAATGGTATTGGTGCCATCGGCATCTTTAATGGCGAACTGACCAGTAAGTCTGGTGGCATTTACACCTACATTGTACTGCCCCAGTATGTTACCAACAAAACTGGCACCCCGACCTTCATAGTAGACATAAAGGTCTGCACCAGTGAGAACAGTTGTGGCTGCGGAACTAATGGAGATGCGATTGCGGTTTACCCCAGTATCATTAAAGGTATAGATTTTGGTAACTACACCTGACACATAGTCAGTGCTGCTGCTGAGCCATACAGTATCGCCTTCGCGTACTTCATAGGACATGGCTGGTGCAGCTCCCGCAGCATACACGGTATTGCTGCTGAGTCTGATGGTGGCACTGGTCAGCACAAAGCCTGCACTGGTGCCAGTCAGACCCTGGTAAATCACTGATATAGTAGTGGTGTTGGTGATGCCAGCCACTAGGTAACTGCTGACGCTGTTGCTGGTGTTGGTAATGAATATGGTGTCACCACTGGTAAGTTCGCGAGTGAACAACGCCGTGGTGCTGGTCAGTGTGAATGTTGTACTACTAATGGCACTGTTCAATCCAGCCCCGGCAAACAAACCAGTTACGGTCACGGGTGCGCTGGTGGTTACGGAACTGCCAGTAAATCGGTATCCCGAACCACTGAGTTTGTAGAGCTTGCTGGTCACCGTGGCAGAACTATCAATCAATGCCACCATGTTGACATCACGATCCAGTTGACGATTGGGCTCCATTTTAACATCGAACAGACCCAGTTTTAGTCCACCACTGAAGTCACTGTCCAGATACTTGACGCGTGCCGTGCCCACGGGACGACCAAAACCAAACTTCAGTGCATAGCTGGTGTCACCAATCTGACGGTCATAGAGATTAACCTGTGGACCAGTGCGTACATCGGGCAGTCCCCAGGTGGCACTGCGATCCAGCAGTATGTAGTTGCCGTTGTTGACAGGGAAACTCTGATCTATGGTGTTGCTTAGACTGCGTGATTTGCTGACAGTCAGGGATATGCCCTGATCACGAAATACTTCGTGGCCACGAATATAGGCCTTGCCGTCAGTAATGCTATACACCAGGTTGCTGCTGTTGCCACCTAGTTCTGGAGTATAAACACCCAGATTGCTATTTGGGCTGCGTGTATAACGCCAGTATACCGTGCCGTCTACCACCACAGCCGTCTGATCGGCCGTTGAGAAGGTGGTGGGCAGAGTCAGTGCACTCTGGCCAGCTCGTACGCACAGGAAATAACGTCCATTGTCCAGAATATAGTCGCCGACCTGATAGTTGGTCTGACTGCTCCAGGCTCCGCGATTGTTGGCACGATGTTCTTTGATGTCAATGCGGAAAGGCTCAACAGTATAGTTGCCGCTTTCATCAAAGGTACGACGAGCCAGAGTTTCTTCCAGTATGTTGTACTGGCTATAGTTAATTAACTTCTGAACTACACCATTTTCAATGCGCAGAATTTCAAAGAAATTTTCGGGGTTGTCGGTTAGTGCCACGCGTACAAAGCTAGTTTCAATTTTGTAGCGATGCGCACCGGGTGCAGTATAGTTAGTGGTATCGTTGGCATTATCATAGAGACTGCTGTCATCTTCTTCGGTGATGATTACTTCTTCGTATTGCAGACCTGCACGCCAGTTTACGCCGGCTATGTTGGTAACATACTTTTCTATGACCAGATCTTGTTCACTAACATTGACAAAGTACCCGTTGAGGTAATAAATGCCGTTCTGAATGTTGGCTGCAGCACTGCGGCCTGCGGCATCGGCACCGTTCTGCACAGTTACTGTGGCACTTTGATCTTCGGTGACATACAGGATGTCACCAGCAGCAAAGGTCTTGGCTCCGCTGCCGCCATCCAGGCTTTCATCGCTGCTGGTATAAAGTATGATCAGTGTTATGGGATCGGCATCTTCGGCAGCTATGGCCTTGATGACCTGAGCCTTGACACCGGTGCCCAGTACACCTGTGGTGATCTCCTTGCCTTCCAACCAGGTCAGTGCATTGTTGCCCAGCGCGGTTTCACTGATTTTGATGTAGTTGAGCTTGTCATTATAATTGACCTGGCCAGGAATGACCATGCTGCCTTCTTTGAATATATGATCACCAAATTTGGTGACCTGATTCTGAAGTATGCTCTGCAGCTGATTGAGCTCTCGAGTCTGTACGGCTACCCCGGGTCTGAACAGTATCTTGTAGAACTTTTTCAGCTCGTCGTAGTCGTCAAAATAAGGCGCTTGGTTGAAATCCATGTCGGTTTACCTTGATAAAATTCTTAGAAGTTAATAACGATATTTATCTTCTCGTTCTGATTGGGATTACGAGTCACGGGCTGACGATAATCCAAATACATGAGCTCACCACTGTAGGGCTGTATTTCAGGTACAGTGGTGGTAACACTGCTTACTGCCCGGCTATAACCGCCAGTGGTGGTAATGGTGTCACCAGTGGTGAATTGATACAGTTGTTTGGTGCCAGAAGTATCAATACGATTGGTTTCGGCTGCGCTCAGCACACTGGTTTCGCTGGCTATGGGCTGTATATATTGAAGACTGGTGGTGCCAGAACTCTGGAATACAAATATACCCTTGGCACCACTGGCTGCGCTAATGGTGGCATCCACGGTGGGTGGTGTCGTGGCCGAACTGGTCATGGTCAGCGTACGCAGAATACGACCTGTGGCTGCAGTAGCTATGGTGCCAGCACTGGTAACCACGCTGGTTACATAGGTGCTGGGATTGCGAACTATGGCTACGATGCGGAAATCCTGATTTACTGGTATGTCGCTGTTCTGATATCCGCTTACTGTACCAGCAATCATACAGTTGTGAGCATTGCATTCACTCTGCATGTTACTGCCATGTCCGCCCGAAGGTGCAATGATGGCAGTAGCGTCGGCATTGGAGCTGGGCAAACCACCGCTGATCACTACCTTGGCCCAGGTGTAACCTGAACCAGGTGTCAGTACAGTGATGCTGACAACTTTGTTGGTGCTGGTTACTGCAGCCGCGGTGGCTCCAGTGCCATCGCCATAGATGGTCACAGTGGGTTGCTGCTGATAACCATCGCCGGCATCGTCTACAACAATGACATCAATGCCATTGATAGAACTTACGCTGCTGGTTGTAGGAACTGGTATGTAGTTGGCTGTGATAAAATCAGCTTCACCTGCTGGCACAGTAAACAGGTATTTCCAGATGTAGCCATCGCCAGTGACCTGAGGCTCCTCGTCAATGGTGGTGGGACGCACCGTGCTGACCACACCCGTGGTGTAGATGCCACCGCTGCCATTGAACAGACATTTGTAGACACGTCCACTGTCGGCATCGTAGACAATCATGTTGCTGTCGCTCAGGTTGAATTTACCTGTGCTGGTGGGATTGCTGCTGCCAATGTCGTGTCGGTACATATCATAGCGCGTGCCGCTGCTCCAATTGTTGCGAACTGTGCAGACTTTAACGTCGGCAGCGGTAAGTTTCACCGCTGCCATGGCTTCGCGCCACAGGCTGTATTCGTTCACCAGATTGTCGGCTGGATTGGGAATGTTGACATCAGAAATGGTGCCAGTTCCCTGATTGGTGAATTTATTGCTCTGATCGTTGTCCCAGGGCTGGGGCCGACTCAGCACCAGATACATGCTGTCGGCTGAAAAACGGCTGGCAAAACTGCTGGCTGCCTGGGTTCGAAATTTACTGGTTACTATGGCCATGTTAAATCCTATGGAGATTATGGTTTATTTATCAGGGAGCAGCACCCACGACAGTGACATTTAAATGATCTTCAGCCAGTGCATTGAAGGTTGCGGTGCCGCTGCTGACACGCAGACCAAAATCAAAGGTGCTGCCCAGACCGTCGGCCACGATGCGTATCACGGCACGACTGTAGCTCTGGTTGCGGTTCACGTTGTAGGGAGTAAAATTCCAGGCGGCCGTGCTACCGCCGGCTAGCTGGGCACCATGTGCGTGACTGCTAATGTTAATCAGTGTATTACTGCTGTTGTAGTAGCTTAGATCTGGATAGGCCAGACTATTGCCCAGAGACAAACTCTTGTAGTTACGCTGTGTTTCTTCGTCGTAGTAGATGTACATACCAGCGGTTGAGCTTACACTGAGCGTCAGTACGTTGGTGGCTTCGGAGCTGGCGTTGCCGCTGGGATCCTTCATCCAGGTAATGATGAGCAAACAGCTGGTGGCATCGTAGATGGCACCCGAAGAAACCAAGTCTCCGGCACTCAGCGTCAGTGCGCTGGTAGTGTGTAGATACTGTGTAACCAAACTGCTGTCTATGTTTAGACCATCCACGACAATCTGTTCGCGTACACTCACGCCTGCACCAACCTTGTCGAAGCTGGGGCCGCTGCCCACAAACTCAGTTCGGCTGAAACCAAAGAAGGTCACCACCGAGGTAGTTAAATCTCCGTCGAAGAAAAATGATTCGGCATGATTGATGCCATCGTTCACCACCACTGAATATGAAGTGCCCATCCCGCTGGCAACACTGGTCACCGTGGCTTCGCTAATCTGAACGTCGGTAAAACTGGTTATGGTAAAACTGGTCAGATAGCTGGTGGTGCCAGTAATTTCGCTGTAGCCATAGATGGTATTGTCGCCGCCTTTTTGCAGGGCCCAGGTAACGTTTTCACCCTGATAGCTAAACCCAGCATCATAGACTATGGCACCTATGGAAGTAGTAGCACTGGTACCAGTTCTAAAATCTGCTAGTCGGTCAAAGGTATAACCACTGTCGATATAAAAATCATCGCGTTCAGCAAATCGAACCGTGGTTTCCAGCACGTTGCTGCGCACAAAGGTGCTGGTGACTTCAATGGCCGCGGAATCTATGTAGCGTTCATTGAAGAAAGCATGACCCGTGGGATGCAGCTGGCTCAGCACGGCCTGTTGCCACTGCTCTAAATTGATACGACTTCGAACCACATAACTAAAGTTTTGATAGTAGTAGTTGTCCTGCAAAACCTGATCCGAACTAAGCTGACTGCGACTGTTCAATGCACGCCCAGGTGCAGTCTGCAACGGCAAGGTATTGACTACATTGACAGCCACGCTGGTGTCGGTGCCCAGATCAAAATAACTACCTACTATGGTTTCTGAACTATTGAAGGTTCCAGTCACGCTGTCTTTGACCAGCAGCAGATCATAGACACGTCCTGCGGCAATACTGATCACTGTATTGACTGCGGCTCGAGCTCCACTGCTGCTGCCAACAATGATGCTGCCCGCCAAGCGCTGGGGATCAATGCCAGTGGAACTTACCCGCAAATACTGCT